GAAGCATTTATAGTATTTTTCATATTGCTTCATCACAGAAGTTATATCTGTGCTACTTAACCATTCATTTGGTTTTTTTTTCCAGTCATCCGGTGATTTTGGCGCAAATGTATAATTCAGTAACTCGTTGTCTACTTTGCCTTCCATAAATTTACTTCTTAACCAACATGATTCTCTATCACATACACCAGACATTTTTTTCCGTAATTCAATCCAAATTTCTTTTGGGTCGTTTGTAGATATCATATCACGTTCATGTCTAGCATTCCAATATGTTTTCATTTTAAACAACGCGTCATTCGTATAACATGAAAAACTACTTTTATTTGGATTCGGACTACAGTTTACCTTTTTATACGAATGTTTAATCGGTTTGCTAGATTTAGATAACGTCGTAGTAATATTTTTTTTTGTTTGTTTTCCGCCGTTTATTTTACGACGTGTATTTTGTTTACTCGTTTTGTGTAATTTCATTGTTTGTCTCTTCATAAATATTATTTATATTTTTCTTTTTCTTTATTCCTTTTGTTTTGTGTTCCTTTGTTTTTATATTCGTAATTTCTCTCTTGGGTAGTATCATTGGTTTTGAATTATCAATTGTTTTTATTACAAACGTATCTAGTGTGACTTTTTTAACTTCTCCCGGTTTACTAAATAAGTAGTCACGGTTTTTATATTCTAACTTGTTCTCTGTATCGTTTGTATCAATCTCGTCGTGTATATCGTCTATCTCACTTAACGGTGTTTGATTAGTAATATCAATCGCATATTTTTCTTGAATAATATCATTCTTGTCTAAAAACATAAAATAAGTTATACATGATTTTATATAGGTATTAAAACTATTATTTACATGTATGTCTACCGTTTCTTCTTCATCATCCCTAAATAATCTCCTTGTTAAATCTAATATACGCTTCTTATAAAACTTTTTATTTGTTTTAAACTTTTTGTCTTTACTTATTTCTGTTTTTTTTAATATATTTACGTATTGTGATTTATTCGCAAAATAATTTAACGTTATATTATCTATTTCGCTCATTGAATGGTTCGCATTCTCTAGTAGATCGTCTTTGCCATCGGCTAACATATGCATGTCAATCGACGATATGTTTTTTATTGTTGGCGTTGTTGTTTGTCTTGGTCTGGTTTCTCTTGTTGTTGTTGGTTTCGGTGTTATATTCATTGAACCATCGTCCATTTACATAATTCAATGAATATATATTTTCTGTTTTACCTAATCACACGAACTATCTTTCAATTGATATCTTGTATGATTATTAAACAAACTGTTTCCTAAGTTATGAACATTCGGATTAAATGGTGCTAAATCCGGCTTCTCAAATAATAACGGGTGCGTTTGTTTTTGAGGGGTATAATCAATATTAGTTTGGTATAAATCGCTCGTAGAGGATGGAACAAACTCGGCCTGTTCACACTTTTGTAATGCAAAAAACTGGTTTCTTAATTTTGATTCGGTATTAATATTGTTTGAAAAACCACTCCAAGGAGCTTGAGCATTTCCAGGATTAAATACAGCAGTTGTAGAATAAGGTCTGTAAGTGTTTAATTCTGTGGTTGACTTTTTATATTGGTCCAATATTGGCATATACCCGTATTTGGTAGACGATGGGCGTATGCTATACTGTGGTTGTAGCGCATTTGACGGAACATTTCTATCAGCAATTCTATTGTTTAATTCATCTACTCTTTCGTGATTACATGTATATAATCCGTCTACTACTCCATACATTTTATTCGTATTGTTGTTCATGTTGTTCATGTTGTTCATGTTGTTCATGTTGTTCATATTATTATATTATTCGAATATAATAATTTGGAAAATACCTAAAGATTTCAATATATAGGATATATCTATATGTGTGGAATCTTTGCCTTGCTCGCATCATTACGTGCGAATGATAGTTCAAACCTATATTCACAAATTGAACCGTTTTTTCTAAAAGGTCAATCACGCGGGCCAGAATTTTCTACAATGGAACATTTTAATCAGAATCTATTTCTTGGGTTTCATCGTTTGGCTATCAATGGCCTTGATAAACAATCAAACCAACCTATTTGTATTAAGAGTAATGATACCACCGACACGGGCATTTATCTCATTTGTAACGGCGAAATATACAATTATAAATCCATATACAATCAGTTGGGAGTAACTCCTAACACAAATTCAGACTGTGAAAGCATACTTCATTTGTATAAAAAATATGGCATCAAATATACGTTGGAAAACTTGGACGGTGTATTTGCGTTTGTGTTATATGATTCCAATATCAACACAGTATTTGTTGCTAGAGACCCATTTGGAGTTAGGCCGTTGTATTATGGTGAAACTAAAAATAAGCATATTGTCTTCTCATCATTATTAAAACAAGTAAGTGGATTATGCGATAAGTGCGACAATTTTACAGCTGGAACTTATATGGCGTATTCTATAAATAACAATGACTATACTATTAGTGTTCCACAGACGGTGTATACATCCTTTAATTATAACCATAAAATCATAGCAAATAGTATTGGTATTGACAACAATGAGTTGTCACGTTATTATTCTATGATTTACACCACACTAGTGGAAGCCGTGAAAAAACGAGTAATCACTATGCAACGAAATTTAGCATGCTTGCTATCAGGAGGATTGGATAGTAGTTTAATATCGTCCATCGTATCTAAATTTGTGCCCAAGGGTCAGTTACAAACATATAGCATTGGCATGATGGGTGGTTCTGATTTAAAGTATGCCAAGATGGTGTCAGATCATATTGGCTCTAAACATACAGAAATTATATTAACAGAAGATGATTTTTTTTCTGCTATACCAGATGTTATTTATAATATTGAAAGCTACGATACAACCTCTGTTCGCGCAAGCGTGGGTAATTATCTTGTTGCTAAATATATATCAGAAATTAGTGATGCCAAGGTTATTTTTAATGGTGACGGATCTGACGAATTGACTGGTGGATATATGTATTTTCATAATTGTCCAAGTGACATTGAATTTGATTATGAATGTAAACGGTTATTATCCAATCTACAATATTACGATGTACTAAGAAGTGACCGTTGTATATCTTGTCATGGTCTAGAACCTAGAACGCCATTTTTAGATAGAACGTTTGTCCACGAATATTTATCTTTGCCTATTAGTATTAGAAACCATAATAATAATAATAACATTGAAAAATACCTACTTCGGCAGTCTGTTAATGTAATGGACCCGTCACTTCTTCCGAAGGATGTATTGTGGAGAACCAAAGAAGCTTTTAGCGATGGCGTCAGTTCTCAAGAAAACTCTTGGTATACAATTATTCAGACCAAATTAGATAATAAATATACCAATGAGGAATTTATCCAAAAATGTAGCCAATATACTATCAACCCACCTACTACAAAGGAGCAATTGTATTATAGAGAAGTGTTTGAAAGTTATTATCCTAACCAGGCACATGTTATACCTGCTTATTGGATGCCCCGATATTGCGATGCCACAGATTCAAGTGCCCGACAATTGGACGTGTATAAGAAAAAAAATGGCATCGCTTCCTCCTCTTCCTCCTCATCCTCTACAAAACTGCGTACCAAACTTACAATTGATGTAAATATTTGAGTATAGTAATGTAATGTAATATAATGTAATATAATATAACGTAACGAAAATCCAAAAAATATTTTATAAAATTATTGTAAAATATTATTTACTTGTATAATGTATAGATAATGTATTTACATCAACAACTATTTTATGTTGCTCTGTATCTTTCTTACTTATTGTATATTATTGCTTATTTTCGCATAGGCTACTATAACCCCAAATATTTAGGTATGTTGGATACTTATATGAAAACATATGTTACTTTGTTTTTATTAATACGATTTAACCCGCTCGTTAAAATTCATTTTACAGAATTTGACAGAACCGTTGTATTTTCATCTGCCATATTTTTATTAACCACCACTATTTTTGCCCAGTTATCCGACAAATTCGATTTTTTAGAATTAGTAAAAATATTCAAATTCGCTCGCTAATGATGTAATACATACAATTTATCTGGATTTACGGTTTACTTATGACGTTTGACAGTGTGGTTCTTACGGGGTTTATGTTTTCGCTTAACGGTACGGCTTGTATTTTCGTAAAAAAACTGTTTCAGATGTTGTAGCATTCGCTTTCCTATGATGTCATCTATTTCCTGCTCTGATGGTGATTTCTCGCTAACTTTATAATCATATTTGTTAAATTCATTTTTTATAGAATTTATAAACACTTCTTTCTCTTGAATATCTCGTCCTAGACTTGAATTTAGAAATATACTCGTCATTTTATCAATAGATAACTGGTGTTTATACGGCTTTACGTGTATATAATAAACATTATCCGTTTCCATACCGGAATGATATAAATCATCAATAAAACAAACTTCTATATTGTCAGGTAATTTAGTACATCTTATAAAATCATCCATCGTTTTGTCTTGAGTTGTTCTGCCCAGTTCAACATGTTTTCCTCTCACCTTGAATGCCGCAATTATTTTATCGAATAGTTCACAATCTATTTTATTTTCGAAATATTTTTTTATATTTATTGCCCAACTTTTGTCTCCTTGATTATTTGTATAAATCATTACTTTGTAACATTTATTTTCACTCTTTTTGCTTTTTAAATAGCGTAATATATTCATTATTTTCGGTCGTAAAAAGGCCGGATATAAGTCTAGCAATTCATTAAATTTTGTATTGCTGTATTCATTCGTTTTAAAATACTTATTTAGACAGTCACAAAAAATTCCAAATTCCGTAAAATAACCCAATGTTTCATCCAAATCAAATACAACTATTTTAAGTGGTTTTTTAATCATTTAATTAGTATATATTAAACTATTATAAAAAATCTCACCAAATAATATACTCACTCACGTATGGAACTCACAACTATGGAATATAAAAAGATTGCTCGTTTTTATGAACTTCCTAAACCGAATAATAAATCGTATAAAGATATCGCAGAAGACATGTTAGCAGGTAAATTATGTAAATGTATTAAAAAAGTTCAGTCAAGACGACAAATTCCAGAAAAGGCAGCCATTGGACTCTGTAGAGAGAGTATCTTTAAAAATCGAGGTATTGATTTTTATAAATTTAAGTGTAAAAAGGGGCAAAAATTACTTCCTATGAAAGGGACAAAAAAAGTGTTGAAGAAGTTTAGTAAAAAAATCGGGTTTAATACGACTAAAAAGTCAAAAAAAAATAAATAGCTTTTGTAATGACTAAATTAGCAGACATGATTGTTATAGCAGAAAACATTCCATATGTTGGTCCGGTGAATACAAATATCGACGAATGGACCCGTGATGAACTATTATACCATTCTATTCACATTGCTTTAGTAAATAAAGTGCAAATTAGGACGGCTCTCAATATATGCGAGACATTCCCACCATTGAAGCTGATATACAAAAGCATTATTACACGGTATATCACCTTTTTTACAAATTTACATAAACAACACGATATGGCGTCTCGTGTATAATAACAAATACAATAAATTATCAATACATTATTGTTCTGATAATTTATTTCAACTAAATTCATATGATTAGAAATACACATTTTGGTATTTATTTTTCGAGATAGTCCAACGCAGATAATATGGTCTTTTCTTGATCGGTTAATTTTTGAAATATAAAACATTCGTCGATCTTTATTTTAAAACGTTTATTCATGAAATTCTTACATAACACATAGATTCCATCGTCTTGTAACTGAATATCAATTATTACCCCTCCATTTGTCAAACAAAGGTTTTCTGGATTTTTTAAATTAATCCATCTTATGTATCTACCATATTGAATATTCGTTAAATCGTCTACAAACCGGTAATGTTTTAATTTCAAGTGAAATTCCTTTAACTTGTCTCTTGGCAGTTGTAACTGCTGTAAACAATCGTTTTTGATAGTTTTTATCTTTTT